GGTCGCGCCGAACTCCTCGGCGGAACGCAGGGACGCGTAGACGCGGTTGTCCGCGTACTGCTTGTTGACTTCGGCGCCCGAAGGCGACTCGGTGACGGAGACGAGACCGTTCCAGGCGTATCCGTTGTCGTAGACACCGGCGCCGTTGACGGGGTAGAAGACGCCCATCTCGACGCCGTTCTCGTACACCTTCTCGCCGGTCTGGTCCCACTGCAGGACAGACATGTGTTACTCCCCTTCAGAAGTACAAGTTGAAGACGTCGTGGTGGAGGCCGTTAGCCGGATAGTTCCTGTTGAACAGGCACTGCGGCAACTTCGCGACTCGATCGGGGATCTCGCTGTCGGGATCTCGGTCGATCACGGTGACCATGTACCGCTTGACGTAGATGTACGGCTGATTGCCAGCGAACTGAGTATCCGCGCTGTCTCGCTTGTAGACGATGCACGGGTAGTTCATCTGCACATTAGCCGGAGGTTGGAAATATACGTTCGAGCTGCCGAGCGTCTCCTGAAGGAGCGTATGCAGCTCAAGGCGTCGGGCCGTTGTAGACACCTCCCAACCTCAAGAGCAGGCGGGGGCTCTGGACCTCTACGTTCGAGACCACCCATCGAGCCCCCGCCCACAACACATAGCGAATGGCAAAGAAATGCTCGTTGGCATATGCATCCGCGACTATGCTGATCGAGTTATCAACCGAGAGATCGTCATTTACACTCTCTCCCGACTGGAGTTTCCGCGTGTTCCGAAGAATATCGCCGACGTAGTCACGCTCGACGATTACCTCGTTCCAAACTCCAGGTGCTGTCTCAACAGTTGTCGGGCCGTAACCTACCTTTCCAGAGAACTTTGCCATTGCCAGTGGCTACGTCAGGCAGCCGGACGCTTGAACGTCCAGGTGGTGTCCGCGTTGGTCGCGAAGTAGTAGTTCGTGTCCGGGACCGCGATGACGGTCATGGACTCGCCCGCGGCCAGGGCCGGCTGAGCGCCAGCGACGAGGACGGAGCTGTCCGAGGCGTCCTGGTAGATGACGCCCGTCTTGGACGGGATGGTCACGACGCCGGTGGAGGCGACGAAGGTCGGCTTGTCGGGCGAGACCAGGACGTTGGCCGCGGCGGTCTTGCGGATGACCTGCGCGGACTTGATCTTGGTGAGCGCGCCGGACAGACGCGTCTCCATGAGGTACTTGTACTGGTTGTAGTCGATGTCGAAGTCGTCGAACCGGGTGAGCTCGCCACCACGGTCGGTACCGACGGTGTAGTCGGACAGGTTGACGAGGATGCCGACGAGGTCGGACTCGCCCTCCATGGCCTCGACGGCGACGATCGTGTTGACGCGCAGAGCCGCGGCCAGGTCGGCCTCTGAGGAGTACAGACGGCGGTTCGAGTTGTCCTCGTCCTTGAGCAGGAGCATCTCGGTGAGGTGCTGCTCGGTGGTGAAGAGGGTCGGCCGGCCGGTGCCCTTGTAGAAGCGGCGGGCGCGGAGTACGGTCTCGATGAACTCGTGGTACGAGGAGCTGGCGTCGTCCAGGTTGACCCAGACGGTCGTCATGTACAGCTCGTGCTCGTTGGTGATCGAGCGGATGCCGTCGCCGGAGGCCGCAGCCATCGGGTCGGCGATGTGGTCCGGGTCCGAGACGTCGCGTCCGTCGCCGAAGAGGATCGCACGCGCGATCTCCTCCTCGATCATCAGACGGATCTCGCCCCACAGCCACGCGACGATGTCGAAGTCCGTGACGTCGATGATGTCGTCGCGGTCGAGCTTCTGCTTCTTGTAGATCGTGGTCGGCCCGGTCTTCCGGGTCGTGACCGAGAACCACTCTTCCTTCTTGTACGAGCCGGTGATGTAGCCCTTGGCCCGCGCCTCGTCCTGCGTGATGTCCGCGACGAGGGTCTTGATCCGGGAGAACGGTCGACGGTCGACACCACCGAGGACGCTGGCGACCCACTCGGTCCGGCGCTTGTTCCACTCGGGAGTGGCGGAGATCGCCTTCGCGTCCGGGAACAGGATCTCGATGTTCTCGACGCCGTGCTCCAGCGCGGTCTCTTCGAGGACCGCCTTCAGCGAGCCGGCCTTGACGGCCTTCTTCGCGATCTCCCGGAACTCGGAGTGAGACAGGGTCTTCTGGGGCTTGCCGTCCGAACCGGTGCCGGTCGCGGACTGGTCGAACACGTTGCGCGTCATAGCGCCGGTTCCTTCCTGGTGATTGAGGTCGCCCTCGTCGTCGGTCTTGTCGTCGGAGTCGTCACCGTCGTCGGTGTCGTCGTCCTTCTTGTCGTCCTGGTCCTCGTCCGACTCGTCGTCGGTGTCCGAGTGCTCCGCGGAAGCACCGGCTTCCAGGGCAGCCTTGACCATGGCGTGGACGACGCTCTTGGCTTCCTCGTCGAGGTTGTCGTACGCCTCCTGCAGCGTCGGGCCCTCGCCGTCGTCCGAGTCGTCGCCATCGGCGTGCGACAGCTCGATCTCCGTGCCGGTCTTGATGACAGCCTCGTCCTCAAGCTGGGTGAAGTCCTCCGGGTCATCGCTGTGCGCGATTCGGACGAAGTCGATCACCGCGCCGGGGTTGGCGCCGGCCAGCACGAGCGACACCTCACGGATCATGCCGTGGATGACGTTCTTGCCGCCGTTGATGGCCTTCTCGACCAGCTGGTTGGCGTAGATCGACAGGTGCTTGATGTCGCCGTGGGCGACCTGCAGCTTGGCGTTCTGTCCCGCCGGCGTCTCGTTGAAGTACGCCTTGCAGTAGACGCCCTCGTCCCGGTGCTCCAGCACGGCGTGACCCAGAACGTTCTCCGGGTTGCTGTGACCGTGCATCCAGACCAGCGGCACCTGCTGCTTGTCCATGTGCTTGAAGGCTTCGGGCGTAATGGTCCGGCCGTCAGAGCACTTGAGGTTGGCCTTAGTGGCCCATCCGCCAAAGTCAGGTACCATTTTGACGGTTCCCTCCCGTCTCTATCAGTTGAGGTGGCGACTCCGACGGAGCCGGTTCGAGTTCGAGCTTTCGGCTTACCGGCCCGAGTTGCTTGTCGGTCGGCATGTTGGGATTGGTCAGCTTGTCCGCGGACGGGTCCTTGGCTGGCTTCCAACCGATGGCGGTTCGGATGTCGTTGCCGGTCGCGATGCGGTTCCGGACGAACTTGTCGCCGATCTCGGCGAGTTGTTCCATGGCGACGAGCTTGAACGGGTTCCGGTACCACTCGACCGAGTGGCCCTGAGTCCGAGCAGTCTTCGTCAGGAAGGCTCGGCGCATGGCTTCGCTTATCGCGTCGAGAAGTGGGTCGATCGTGCGGAAGAAGTAGTTGTTCATGGCCGCTTCATCCGCCGTGCCGTTCATGACGTCCGGGGTGAGCCCCAGCTGATTGAACAGCATGTCCGTGAAGTACTTGACCTCGTCGAGGAGCTTGTTCTCAACGGCCCGATTCAGCTGAGTGATCTTCTCGGTACCGTCCGTGTAGGCGATGCCGTACTGACTACCCTTCAGCTGGAACTCGATGTCCTTCCGACGCTGTTCGGCCTGCTGCCGGCGAGCCTCAGACTTGATCACGTACGGTAGCTGGATGATCATGTCCAGCTTGCCGGAACTGTTCGCGTCGTCCGTAGTGTCCAGAAGATTCAACTTCCGGATCAGCCGCTGGTACGTCGAGTTCGGTTCGTTCATCACCGTGTAGAGAGGGTTCTCTACGATGGCGACGAAACGTTTCGGCAGCGTGATCTCTTCCCGCATACCGGATCGCTCGTTGTAGAGCATGACGCGGACTGCGTCCGGGAACCACGCGATGATCTCGCCGACTCGAAGAGACTTGATGTCGAAGCCTCCGCTGGTAGCCGGATTCACGGAGGTCTCTACCGGAACGATGGCGGCTACACCCTTCTCCAAGACCGTCTGCGCGACGTCTTGCCGGAACTGGCGCCCGCCCTGGTCCATGTTGGCTTCGACCTTGAGGCAGTCGTTCAGGCCGCTCTTGATGTCCTCGACGTATCGCTCTTCGTCGTCCACTCGGACATGACGAATCGGTACTTCGGAGACATCGATCGCGATTCGAGTGACGATCGACGCGATGATGGAGCGTTCGTTTCCGAGCGACATCCTCTGTCGGTCCGGCCGGCCGCCATAGTTGAACCCGCCATGGTTCTGATGGTTGTCATACGGGTCCGTCGTGAAGGCGTTCCAAGCGTGTTGCAGGCTGGTCTTCAGTCGGGTTAGCAATGCCATGAGTCACCCCCTTTCCTGGCTACTCGAAGGCTTCCTTGTTGAGCTTGAAGGCGACCCAGGCATCCATCATGGCGGCCACGTTGTCGATCTTGGCATCCTGCCGCTTCTTCAGCAGCTTCCGGTTGCCGTTCGTGTCCTCCATCGTGATGGCATTGCCCATCGCGAACTTCATGAGCTCCTGATCAAACTTGAGCAATCGTTCTTCACTAAGAGTCTTGAGTTCCCCAAGCGGGACAGACTCAGTCCTCGCCCCCTGAATCACTTTCTCGATGCCGAACGGACCGTTCTCGGCTTCCCACCGAGTGACGAACTCCTTTGCGTTGTACGGGTCGTACCCAAGTGCGCGCACGTCATAGCTCTTGCGTTCAATGTGAGCTTCGAGGTCGTCGTAGACCTCCATCATGTCGAGGACTTCGCCCTCCAGTACATGAAGGCTGCCCTCGGCTATGAACTCCTCGTACTTCTGGCGCATAGCACCAGGTAGCTTGTGGAGCGTTGTTGTCGTGATGTAGCTTCGGGTCTTTATCCCATACCCACGTGGCAGTGGAAAGAGGAATGTGAACGCACAGAAGTCGTCACCCTGTGAGAGGTCAGCACCAAGAGCACAAGGCATCTGCCAGTACTCGCGCGCAGGACGATGGGGAATGGTCTCCTCGTAAGTGAAGAAGTACGAGTAGCCTTCCATCGGGATTCCAAAGCGCTTAGCCAGGATGTCATTCCTGGCGGCCGGGGCTTTCTCGGCTCGTTCAACGTCGAGTTGGTAGGTGTCATAGGTGATGGTCTTTCCGAGGTTCGGATTGGCCTTCAACCACATGGCTGGATTGGCGACTTCCTCGATCTCGTCCAACTTGTAATGCCAGATCGAGATGTGCGGCGCCTGGTACTCGCCCTTGAGAATGTCAGCGAGTTCCATTTTGATGGTATCGCCCGAACCGTTACGAACGGTTCCTTCGGAGCTGATGGCGACGATGAGGAAGTCGTCCAACTTCGAAGCACCCTGCTCGACGGCGCCGACTACGTCCTCTCGGAGGTCGCCGGACAGCCATTCGTCGATCGTCGACACCTTGGGACGGAGTCCCTGCAGCTTGTTGATCGACATGGGGCGGACCTCAAGCAGAGATCCAGTCAGGAAGTTTTCGACGCCCTTCTTGGTCGACGCTAGCTTGACGCGATTCGCCTTGGAACCCGTCGTGTTCTGCATCGAGCCTTCGGTCAGGAACTTGAACAGCGGTCCGCGGCTTCGGATGATCGCGGTTCTGAACGGCGACATGACCTCATCGGCCTGCTTCATCGTCGGCGCCGTGGTGATCTGATGCGTCGTCGATGTGTCGATGTTCAGAAAGAACGCTTGGATGCAGGCGGCGTACATGGACTTGGCGGCACCGCGGGCGACGATCAAGTATTGCTTTGTCGTCAACCGCTTTCGTACTACCTTGTCCTCGTAATGACCGTCTTCGCCGTTCTCGCCAGGGACGTACACACTTCGATTGACGAAGTAGTACCACCCGAAGATCTGTTCCGCCCATAGCTTGAACGTCGGCAGCAAGTGGAGGTCGCTACCATCGGTAAGCGTGAGTTCCTTCTCGCAGTAGAAGATGAAACCTTCGACTGCAGCGTCGTCGTAGTAGACGTTCGGGTTGGCGATGAGCGCGTCGATGCGGTTCATCTCCAGAGAGATCTCCCGGTTGACCGGAATCTCACCCCTGATTACCGCAGCACGGAACTGCCCGTAGTAGACCGGGACGGCCGTGTTCGACATGACCATAGCAAACCCTCCCCTCTACTATCCGCCGCCGGCGAGAGCCTTGGCGACTTGCTTACCGACGAATTTGGCGGCCTCCTGCTTGCCGACCTGCAGAAGGGTGTCCTTGATGAACTTGGTCGCCTCGTCCTTTGGTCCTGGATTGCCCTTCTTGTAGCGCTTCTCCAGGTCCATACGTTCGAGGTACGTCTTGAGCTCATCGTTGGACAGGGACTTGAGCCCGCCGGCCTTGACCTTGGCCTTGGCGGCCTTGGCGGTGTCATGGTCGGACGACGCCGGCTGAGCAGAAGGATTGGAGCGACGGACGCCCCACTTCATGCCCTTGATCCCGTAGTGGGCGAGGATGTCGTCCAGGTTCTCCGAGTGTTGCAATGACAGTTCCATGTTCGTCAACCCTCCCCAAACTGGGTCCCATGCCTTGAGGTGTGGCGGCGTGTGAACCTCCTTGAACCCCATCTTCTCGTAAATATGCCGTGCATCCGGGGAGTTCCCAGGAACTTCGAGCGTGACCTTCTTCAAGCCCTGTTCCTTGGCGAGAGAGACGGCGGACTTCATAGCCGCGGAGGCGTAACCCTTACCGCGAGTACTCTTGTCGACCCCAACCCAGACCACGTTCAGCGAGTCCTTGGACTCTCTGTACAGGGACATCTCTCCGATGTTCTTCCCCGCCGGGTCCTTGATGGTGAAGTTGGAGCTGTTGTTGATCCGCTCACGAGCTTTGGAGCTGATGCGAGCGATGAGTTTGCCCATGGCCGGAGTGTGATCCCCGGAGAGTGTCAACGTGTCGCCGTTTTTGAGCTTGACCGAACGACTCTCGGTCTTCTCCTTGATCTGCGGCTTCGATGACTTGTCATCACTCCTTCGGACGCCCCACTTCATGCCCTTTACTCCGTAGTGACGGAGAATATCGCCGATCTCGTTCTCTACGGAACCAGCGAGGGGTCGGTCCACGCTTCCCCCTCTCGATTCACGTTGAGACGCCACTCCATCTTCTCGATCTGCTTGTTCATCGATTCGAGAAGGTAGCCGGTTTGCGGCGGATCGAACATGAGCCGCACGCGGAAATATACGTACGACTTGACGGAGCTCAGACGCGGGTCGTCGCCGAGGAAGGCGTCCCACGTGGGGGCGTCATCTTCGATCATGAACCCGCCGACGGGACCGATCCCCAGCTGTTCGAGGTCGGAGAACACGGCGTTGATGTGTGTCAGGATGTCGAGGTCGAAGACCGTCAGAGACGCGTCAACACCGACCATCTTCTTGACGCTGTTGAGGATGCTTTGATCCACGTAGGACACCTCCCTTCAGGTGTACTGCTAGCTGCGGCGATTGACCTCGGCCTGGACGGCCTTGGCGTTGTATCCCGCGCGCGTGAGCCTCTGGACACGGACCTCACCGTTGCCCCACTTGCCCTGCATGACCTCAGCGGCCAGCTGATGGACAGTCTTCCTGGAGGAAACGCCGAGAAGGCGGTTGACCTCCTTCTGGACGGTGTCCGAGTTGTAGCCGGCCTTGGTCAGCTTGGTGACTCGGGCGGGGCCGTTGCCCCACTTGCCGTCGATGACCTCGGAGGCGATCTGAGAGACCGTCTTCTTCTTGGAAGCGGCCTTGTCCTCGTCGAGCAGCTTGTTGACGAGCCGCTGGATCTCGGTGGGGTTGTAGCCGGCGCCATGCAGTCGCTGCGTGCGCGTGTGCCCGTTGCCCCACTTGCCGGCGAGGACCTCGCGAGCAACCTCGGCGTTGGTCTTCTTCTTCGGAGGCGCCGGGTCGACCGGGTCCTTGTCCGAACCGGGCTTCTGGTAGGTGCCGGTGTAGAACAGCGCGTGGACGTGGTCCATGTGGTTCGCCGTGACGTTCCCGCGGTCGGCCATCTTGCGGACCTTGCCGGGGCTGGTCACGGTCGAAGTGATGTGCTGTTCCCAGATGACATGCTGGAGCCGCAGACGGGCGCGGTTGCGCCAGATGTAGTCGCGGACCCACTGGCCGGCGGCGTGGTTACGGACCATGAAGTCCAGGGCACGGCCGGAGTGGTGCTCGGTGTTCGATGCGTTGCCGTCGTAGCCCCACATGAACCAGATCTGGTGGCCGGCCTCCTTGGCCGCGTCGAATATCTCCTCCGCACGCGACTTGGTGGGGCCGGTGACCTTGCCGAGCTTGGAGCTGACGTACTCGAAGCTGTTCTTGTCGGTCATTCCGTGACCTCCTCGGCGGTGTAGTCGGCCTCGGTCTCGTTGGCCAGGACGTTGTCGTCGTCCGTCTCCTCGACGGGCGGGCAGGGGGCGCCCGCGTCCTTCTCGGTCATGCTTCCTCCGTTACCAGAGCTTGGTGTCACCGGGCTTACGCTCGATAACAGGGCGGGGCAGCAGACTTTCGTCGCCGTAGTGAATGGCGTTGTGAGTCTGGTGCGTTACGGTGATCAGGAACTCAGGATCGAGGTTGTCCGGGTTACCAGACACGATGTCCTCGGTGGTCATCGGGTTCATGTGGTGGATATAGAGACCTGAGTGGATGTCGTATCCCTCGATCCCCAGATCACAGCCCAGATCCCGGGCAATAACCTCGTGACGAACCTGTCTCCACTCGCGGGAGGTGTAGAACTGCTGGTTCATCCACCGGTCGTAACCGAATGTGGATTCACCAACCCTCCCGCGGAGCTTCAGGTACTTAAACCGATCTTCAAACGTCAGAAGACGACGCAGATCGGAATAACTCCTATTCATCCTGATCAGATTCGGTCGGAGGTGGACCATTTCCGGTATAGGCACGGAAGTAGTCCATCGCTTCGCGGAAGAGCTCGTCAGATTTGACAGAAGCCTCCATGGCTTCCTTCTTGACGACCAGAAGTTCGTTCTCGTAACCGATCCGCTGTTGTTCGAGCCGCTCTCTCGACGAACCGAGCTTCATGAGGGCGACAGTCTCAGTCGCGGAGGCCGTGCCGTCTCGTAGGCGCTGTTCGACGAGGTCGAAAGCCAGCGAGATCATCTGGTTCTCTCGACCCTGAGGAGTTGTCGCCGGTCTGCCATGACTTCCCGGCGTTTCGGGTTCCCTTCTCGGTCGAGTGA